TTACCTTCAATGAGATCACTTCAATTTGGGGGAAGACCAATTGAAATATCACCAAACAGAATTTATAACTGTTCTTACTTACCGATAGACCACTTGGATAGTTTTGCTGAGTGTATGTTCTTATTGTTAGGTGGTACAGGTGTTGGTTATTCTGTTCAGAAACATCACGTAGATAAATTACCTGAAATTAGAAAACCATCGGCAACAAGAAAAAGAAGATACTTGGTTGGTGATAGTATTGAAGGATGGGCGGATGCGATTAAAGTATTGATGAAGTCATATTTTGGTCAAAACACATCAACACCTGATTTTGATTTTTCAGATATCCGACCAAAAGGTGCTGCATTGGTAACATCGGGTGGTAAAGCACCGGGTCCCCAACCATTAAAAGATTGTGTTCATAATATCACAAAGGTATTAGATTCAAAAGAAGATGGTGATAGATTAAGTCCGATTGAGGTTCATGATATTGTTTGTCATATTGCGGATGCGGTACTAGCAGGTGGGATTCGTAGGGCAGCTTTGATTTCCTTGTTTAGTGCTGATGATGATGAGATGATTGCTTGTAAATCAGGTTCTTGGTGGGAAAACAATCCACAACGTGGTAGAGCAAATAACTCGGCAGTTCTTCTTCGTCACAAAATCACCAAAGAATTCTTTATGGAACTTTGGAAACGAGTTGAGTTGTCAGGTGCGGGAGAACCCGGTATCTACTTTACAAACGATAAAGATTGGGGAACCAACCCGTGTTGTGAGATCGCTTTGAGACCATATCAGTTTTGTAACTTATGTGAGGTAAATGTATCAGATATTGAATCACAAGAAGACTTCAACACCCGAGTAAAAGCGGCGGCGTTCATTGGAACATTACAAGCGGGTTATACTGATTTTCACTATCTACGAGATATTTGGAAGAAAACAACTGAAAAAGATGCGTTGATCGGTGTATCAATGACGGGTATTGGATCAGGAACTGTGTTAGGTTATGATATGACACAAGCGGCTACTATGGCTAATGAAGAGAATGAGCGAGTTGCGAAAATCATTGGTATCAATCCTGCGGCGAGATCTACAACAGTAAAACCTGCGGGAACTACATCATTAACTCTTGGAACTTCATCGGGTATTCACGCTTGGCACAACGATTATTATGTTCGTCGTGTTCGTGTGGGTAAGAATGAACCAATTTATTCTTACTTGGTAGAGAATCACCCCGAGTTAGTGGAAGATGAGTATTTCCGTCCTCACGACACTGCGGTTATTTCCGTTCCACAAAAATCACCTGAAGGTGCTATTTTGAGAACTGAAAGTCCATTCCAAATCTTGGATCGTGTAAAACGTGTATCACAAGAATGGATTAAACCAGGTCACAGAACAGGTTCTAATTCACATAACGTATCAGCAACCATTTCTTTGAAAGAAGATGAATGGGAATTGGCGGGTGAATGGATGTGGAATAATAGAAACTTCTATAATGGATTATCGGTTTTACCTTACGATGGGGGCAGTTACATTCAGGCACCTTTTGAAGATATTACTGAAGAAAGGTATTATGAGATGTTTGAAAAACTTCACTCTATTGATTTATCAAAGGTTGTTGAAACCCAAGATAATACTGATTTGAGTGGTGAGTTAGCTTGTGCTGGTGGTGCTTGTGAGATTAAATAAATGATTAAACTGTCTAACAAAGGGGTGGGATTCCACCCCTTTTTTATCTAAAATATTTATGTTTATGATAGGTACGATTTTTAGAGTTTTACTCTTACCGTTTATTTTGTATTATTTATATAACTGGCATGTTGCCGTTTATCTAAACTTTAATTGTATAACCCATGAATGGTTTTATTTGGGAGGTGTGATTTATGAAGGAATTTATAGAAGGAAAACATTATTATCTGGATGGTGGAAAAGTAGTATTCACTGAACAGTATCATTTGGATCGGGGATCCTGTTGTGGATCCGGTTGTCGTCATTGTCCTTATGATGAGGAGACGAGACAAGAGATGATAAACAAAAGAAAAGTTGTTACAACAACGTATGATAAAATCCAAGAAATAAAAAAGGAGATGGGTCAATAATACTTTTCTAGTATGTTGTATTTATAAAATATGGCAAATGGTATAACATATGGTATAAACTTTCCTTTTAGGGATTCGTTTAATGGTAAGTATCTTGATTTATCGGATACTAGTAATGAAGAAATTAGAAGTGATTTAATTCATTTATTGCTAACCCGTAAGGGTAGTAGGTATTTTTTACCTGAATTTGGAACTCGTTTATATGAGTTGATATTTGAACCTATGGATGGTCCAACATTTGCGAGTATTGAAGATGAGATTAGAAAATCTGTTGAACAATTTATACCGAATTTAAGAATTAACAAAATCACCATAACTGCGGCATCGGATGAAGAGGAAACTTTATTGGTGTCAAATATTGGGAATACATTTAATCAGGAGTTGTATATACCTAATCAAGCAACATCGGAATATACTGCTAGAGTTAGAATAGATTATACTATTACATCTGATGTGTTTAGTCCTAGTGATTTTGTAATTATCAATATTTAATATTATGGCAAATAAAAAAATATCATATGTTCCTCGCGACTTTCAAGAGTTAAGAGATGAGTTGGTTGGATATGTTAGCACATATTACCCCGAATTAATTCAAAACGTTAATGACGCTGCGTTATTTTCGGTTTTTTTGGACCTAAACGCTGCGGTTGCGGATAATTTACATTATCACATTGACAGAAGTATTCAAGAAACAGTTCTTCAATATGCTCAACAAAAAACGTCAATATATAATATTGCAAGGACGTATGGTTTAAAGATTCCGGGGCAGAGACCATCTGTTGCCTTGGCTGATTTTTCAATTACGGTTCCTGCGTTTGGTGATAAGGAAGACACTAGATATTTGGGTATGTTAAGAGCGGGATCACAGGCGGTTGGTTCGGGACAAGTTTTTGAATTGGTTAATGATTGTGATTTTTCATCACCCTTCAATAATGAGGGGTATCCAAACCGATTAAAGATTCCAAACTTTGATGCTAATGGAAATTTAATTAACTATACAATCACAAAACGTGAAGTAATTGTGAATGGTATTACTAAGGTATTAAAGAAGGTTATTAATACATCGGACGTTAGACCATTTTTGGAGGTATTTCTTCCCGAGAAAAATGTTTTGGGAGTCACTGCAATCATTCAAAAAGATGGTACATCTTATGTTAATACACCATCAAATCAAGACTTTTTAACTTTAGAGGGAAAATGGTATGAGGTTGATGCGTTAATCCAAGATAGAGTGTTTATTGAGGATCCCACAAAAACATCTGACAATCCCGGTGTTAAAGTTGGGCAATATATTCAAACGGATAATAGATTTATTACAGAATATACACCCGAAGGGTATTTCAAACTAACTTTTGGTGGTGGAACTAATTCTGCAGAAGATCAATTAAGAGAATTTACAAGATTGGGGGTACCGATTAATTTATCAAACTATCAAAATACTTTGGCGTTGGGTAATGCACCGACGGTAAATACAACATTTTTTATTCAATATAGAATAGGTGGTGGTTTATCATCAAACATAGGTGTGAGTGCTATTAATACACTTGGAACTATTGATTTTAGTGTGGTTGGTCCATCACAAGATATTAATACGAGTGTTGTTAATTCATTGAGGGTTAATAATGTTACCGCTGCGGTGGGTGGTGCTAACCAACCAAATATTGAAGAAGTTAGAAATTTTGTTTCATATAACTTTGCGGCACAAAATAGAGCGGTAACAGTTAATGATTATGAAGCAATAATTAGAAAAATGCCATCTAAATTTGGTGCACCGGCAAAAGTGGCAATAGTTGAAGAAGATAATAAAATTAAAATACAAATATTATCTTATGATACTACAGGTAAATTAACGCAAACAGTATCAAACACATTGAAAAATAATTTGGCAACATATCTATCAAACTATAGAATGATGAATGATTATGTTCAAATTGATGTTGCCGAGGTTTTAGATTTAGCGGTTGATTTATCAGTTGTTTTGGATGGGGCACAAAACCAAGGTGTTGTGGTTTCATCTATCATTGATTTAATATCCACATATATGAACCCACTTACAAGACAATTAGGTCAAAATGTGTTTGCTTCGGATATTAATAGGTTAGTCCAAGCCCAAAACGGGGTTATTTCTGTATCGGATATTAGTTTCTATGGTAAGGTTGGTGGTGAATACAGTTCATCCGAAACATCACAACCGTATGAGGATGATACTACCAAAAAAATTGGATTGGTTGATCAAACAATATTTGCAACACCATCACAAATTTATCAAGTTAGATATCCGAATAAAGACATTACGGTTAGGGTTAAGAATTTAACTCAGGTAAGTTTTTCATAAGATACACTTTTATATTTATTAAATTATTTTTTGAAAATGGTGTATAAACTATTTATTCAAAAAGAGATTTAATGTCAAATACATATAGGATTCGTACTGAAGTAGGAATTGATCAAAATATTAAAATCAATTTAGAACAGGATTATGAGTTTTTGGAGATACTTTCTTTGAAAATTCAACAAGCAAATGATTATACGAGATCCTGTGCTGATTATGGGGTTGTTGTTGGTAGGGTGATTGCCAACGGAGGATTAGGGATACCTAATGTTAGAATATCTGTATTTATTCCGATTACTGAGGCGGATACTCAAGATCCTGTTATTTCCGCTCTTTATCCATATACTCAAGTATCGGATATTAATGAAGATGGTTATAGATACAATCTATTACCTTATATTCAGTCGTATGAAGGTCACACACCGACCGGAACTTTTCCATCGGAAACTGACGCATTAACCGATCAAACGGTTATTCAAGTATATGATACCTATTACAAATATGTGGTAAAGACAAACGAGAGTGGGGACTTTATGATTTTTGGTGTTCCTATTGGTGATTACGTTTTGTTTATGGATATGGATGTGTCCGACATTGGTGAGTTTTCATTATCACCACAAGATTTAATCCGAGCAGGAAAAGCAACGCCCGAACAATTGGATGGTATCAAATTTAAGAGTTCGACAAATTTATCGGAATTACCTCAAATAATTACATTAGCAAAAAATATTCAAGTAGAACCATTTTGGGGTGATAGTGAAGTTTGTAATATTAGTATTACAAGAAAAGATTTTGATTTAAGAAAAGAATTTGGGTTGAATATAAATCCAACCGCGACCTTTATGGGGTCAATCTTTTCCAACAATGATGAGGATGCTATCAATAGAAGTAAAAGAAATAATTCGGGAGACAGTAATGGATGTAAAACGGGTAAAAGATTAGGTAAGTTGTGTAATGCGACAGTAGGTCCGGGTCAAATACTATCAATTCGTCAAACTGTTGGATTAGACGTGAATGGGTTTCCTGTTTTAGAACAATTCAATTTAGAAAACAACGGAAAAGTTATTGATGAAAACGGAACGTGGTTAATTGAGATTCCTATGAATATGGACTATGTTACCACAAATGAATTTGGTGAAAGAGTGATAAGTAAAGATCCTACAGTTGGTATTCCCACAAGTGCGAAATATAGATTTAAGGTATCTTGGGATCAACCAAGGGGTTTTGAAGTGGGTATTAAACGAGCAAATTTCTTAGTTCCAAACATTAAAGAACATGGTTGGACAAGTTCAAGTGTGGATCCTGCAAAATATACAAGTAACCAAAATAATGTTCCCGACGATCCTGCTGCGTTTTTGGCGGTAAAAAAATCATATGCTTTTAGTTTGGATTGGGATGATTATTATGATGTTGATGCTGCTATAAATTGTGAGGACACTTTTTATAAATTTGAATATAATAAAATTTATACTATTTCTCAATTCATTGATTATTATAGAAAAGGTGCAAACAGACAAAGATTTATTGGTATTAAACAAGTTACCGATCCGACGTGTGAAGGTGAGGTTAATAAGTTTCCTGTGACCGATGCGTTTAGAGATAATAATTTCCAAATTATTATTGTAAATTTCTTTTTAACAATACTTGGTTTATTAATTGTTCCTTTAACTATTGCATTACATATTTTGGTTCCTATATTTTATTTTGTTCAATGGTTGTTGTGTAACTTTGTTAAGGGTATTGTGAATGTTATTAATATATTAATTGGTTTTTTACAAAAATTAGGATTTAGCACTAAAAAATTAGATAGAGTTGATTGTCCAAATATTAATGTATTAACAAAAGGGTTAGCACTTTCCAACCTATCATATCCCGATTGTGAATCGTGCGATTGTAGTCAAACCGATCAGGATGAATATTCCGATTCAAGCACATCTAATTGGACCGAGGGTAATGTTGTTTCGGACATTGCTCAATTATCAGACATTTCTATATACGATGTTAATAATTTGGGACTTGCCGATGATAGTCAGAAAAACAAAGTATCAAACATAATTGCGGGTAACCAAGAGGTATCACCTGGTTTGAAAGTTCCTGTTTCATTACCCGATGGTTGGGAAAA